GGGCGACGAACGCCCCGGCCCCTTTCGCGGCGGCGAGCAGGCCGCTGGACGCCTTCGTCCCGGCCTTGCCGACCGCGCCCATTCCCTTCGTCGTCTTGCCCGCGGTGACGTTCGTCGTCGCAAGGCTCTTGTCGAGCGCGCGCGCTTGCGCCTGCGTCTGCGCGATCCCGTCCGCCTTGACGAGAATGCTCAGGATGGCGGCGGGCGTCGCCATCAGCGTCTCCCCGGCTTCGCCTTCTCGCGGTCAGCCTGACGCTTCGCGTCCCGCCTGCGCCACTCGAAGAACAGCGGCCACGCCACGCTGAGTTCGTGCGCGCTCATCCGGTCGCAGAGTTCGCCGACCGGCATGCGCATTTCAAGCGCCAGCTCGTGCATGAACAGCGGGTCCGCCGTTCCCGGCGGCAGGTCCATCGCCCTCGTCCTCCCCAGCCTCATCTGTTCCGCCATCCGGAAACCGCTGCTCCGTCTGCTCGATCGCCTCCTTGTCGATGCCGGACAGCCGGTCGATCTCGGCGACGACCTTCCGGAACACGGCGCCGTAGCGTTCCTGGATCTGCGCGACCTCCGCGGCGGTGAACGTCGGGTCGATCACGCCGAACTGGAACTGCAACCGTTCCATCGCGGCGACGTCGATCGTGGCGACCTGGTCGCGGCCCTCCTGCACGAGCCGCAATTGGCCCTGCACTTCCGCGGAGTAGCGGGCGGACAAGGCGCGAACCCGGACGGATTCGCCGGGGACCGGGACGTCCTCAACGTCCGCTTCCTTCAGGTCACCCGGGCCCTGAAGCCATGCGTCCTTTGATGAGCGCTGCATTGGCACTCCTTCCGCGGCGCCGAGGGCTGACCGCTCATTTGTGGGCTGACCGCTGGGACGGCGCCCGTTCGGTGGCTAGGTCGTGCCCCAGACGAGACCGGCGGTCCCGGCGTTGCGGAACACGGCGTCGAACGTCGCGGCGTCACCGATGCCACCAGCGATCCCCGAGTAGGAGAACAGCCGGGCGGTCATCGTCGCGGATGGGTTTGTTGATCCTGCCGCCAGGCTGGTCGGCCTGATCACGAGCGCGAACGTGCCGCCGGACGAGTAGAGCGGCTGAAGGATCGAATGCACCGACGACGCGGCGAAGTCTGAGAACAGGGTCGCGGTGACGGTGGCGTCCTTCAGGCCCGGGCTGATCTCCCGGTAACCGGCGGTCGAGAACGTGCTGAAGTCGACCTCGTCGGCGGTGTCCTCCAGCTCGCACGAGTTCGCGTGATCGCTGATCGCGGTCCCGTTGATCGAGATGAAGGTGTCTTTCATGACATATTTAGCCACGGATCACCATTCTCCTTTGCTATCGGCCAGCCCGAAGTAGCTGGCGAATCGCGGGCTGACCGCAGCGCGGCACCCCTGGTCCCTGGTGGCTTTAGTCCGTCGTGACGAGACGGTAGAGCGATCCGACGTGGACGAAGCGGACGCCTTCATCGAGTTCCGAGTAGTCAAGATCGCTCTGCCTCCGAAGATACAGGAGCGTCGCGCCGCTGACGCTCAGCGAAGCGTCGTTCAGGAGCGTGACGCAGCGCGCGGAAATGCTCTCCGCAGTGTCGGCGCCTTCGGCGCGGTCGACGGCTTTGACGAGCCACGTGTCGGTCTCGTATGCGCTCGGGTCGGTGAACGCTTCGGCAGGGATCCCGGCTTGCTTGGCGAAGATGACGAACGGGAACGCCGCGTTCGCGGGGGCCTGCTGGTAGAAGATCGACTTCGAGTAGCCGGTGGGCGCGGTGCCGAGAAGCGCGTTCAGGGTCGTGTCCCCGGCGAGTTTCCCGTAGAGGGCGCGGCGGACGGCGGTGCTCACGAAGCCCTCTGGATCGCGGAGCGGACGATCCCGACCGCGTTGCGGCGCTCGGCTTCCAGGGCGGGGACGAGGAACGGTTGCCCGGCGTGCCTGACCCCGCCGTGTTCCACGATGTGCCCGTAGAAGACGTCGGTGTTCCCGGCTCTCACCATGTATTCCATCTCGCCGACCCGGTCGACGTGGATCGCTTCCTTTAGCCGTCCGGTCTCCACGGGCGCCCGGACCTTCGCGTCGGCCATCACGAGATCCGCCGCTAGGGCGACGGCGGCACTGACGGCGGGAACGAGTTCGTCGGCGATCCTGGGGATCCGGCTCGTGTACGGCACGACCCGAAGATTACGCCGCCGTCGCCTGCCGGATCTCCGCGGCGGTGCGGAGGATCAACTCGTCCAGGTCGACTCTCGGCTTCCATCCGACCGCGCGGGCTTCCGTGATGTCCGGGACCTTCACGACCCCCTCCGCCTCCTCATAGTCCGGCCCGTGAACCTCCTTGCCGCTCGTCAGCCGAACGCCGTGCCGGAGTTCCGGCGGCAGAATCAGCGCCTCCACGCGATGCGCGAGATGCAGGACGGTGACGCGGTTCCCCGGGTTGCCGACGTTGACCACGGGCGCCAACGGCGACGGCTTCGCCCGGAGGATGAAGTCCACGACGTCCCAGACAGCGGTCATGGCGCGTTCCTGGTCGCCGCGATCGAACACCGTCAACTTCTCCCCGGCGAGAGCCTGCTCGCAGAACGTGGGGAGCACGAAGCCTTTGGAGCGGTCCTGCCGGGGCCCGGCGACGTTGAACGGCCGGATCGTCACGCTCTCAACGGGGCTCGTGCGGACCAGGTGCTCGGCGGCGAGCTTCCCGGCGGCGTATTGGATGCGGTGCGTGAGGCGGTGCGGGATCCGGCAGGCGTCGGTCTCTGAGTAGGTGCCGCTGAATCCGTAGACCTCGCTCGTGCTGATGTTGATGAGCGGGACTTTCCGCCATTCGCAGAACCGCAGGATGGCCTGCGTCGATTCGATGATCTCGGCGACGATGCTTTCGCGGGACAGGAGCGCGACCGGCCCTACGGGGCTGGCGGCGTGGACGACGAGGTCGACTTCGGGCCAGCCTTCCGGGTTGACGATGTCGCGGACGTCCATGTTCCAGTCCTGCATCCCGTCGATGGCGCCGATGACGTTCCCGGAGTGGTTGTCGATGCCGTAGACGTCATCCCCGCGCGTGAGGTAGGCGTCCGCGAGGTGCGAGCCGACGAACCCGAGGGCGCCGGTGATCAGGATCCGCACTAGGTCCGCTCCTCGTCAAAAGCGCGTTTGGTCATCCGGCCATCTCCGCAGTCCCCAGGGCCTCGTTTCCCCACGTATCCCAGCCCAGCCGATCCCGTCGAGCGAACAGCTCAACGTAGGACGGCGGGCTGACTTGCTCGACGTGGTCAAGGAACGCTTCGGGTTTGGCCGAGTGCTCTCCGCGGGGCCATGTGAACCAGCTCGACGGTGCCCGCGAGAGCTTGATCCGTTCCGCCGTCCCCTTCGCCGCGTTGATCCGAGCAACGTCAGCGTCGAGAGCGTCGCCTAGTCCGAGTAGCGCCTTGATCTTCGGCCATTGGTCGTCCGTGGGGCAAGCGCAGCGTGTCTCGATTCGGGAGAGCCACCAGCCAGCCATATCGCTGGTGCCCATCGCCTTGTCAACGTCGCGGCAGGTGATTCCTGCGCGGTTTGCGGCGTCGGCTAGGCGGGTTGTGAGGGCGAGGACGTCGGGGCGGCTTATGACCTTCGGGCGGCGACAGAACAGGACGAACTCGACGTTGCTCGGCCACGTTCCGCCAAGGCCAGTTCCGATAGTCGCTTTGCACCACACGATCACCTGCATCGGGTGGAAGCCCCAGGCGCGGGCGACGTCGAAGGCTTCGCGGAGGTAGGCGTTGACGGTCCAGAGGTAGAGGTGGGCGTCGGCGTCGAGGTTGTCCGATAGGTCCCGGACCGGGAGTGCCTTGATCTGCTGAACGGTCATGGTCGGGTAGGGGACGGGGCGGCTGGCGCCGTTGGATGCGAACGGTGGGCCGGTCATCAGATCCCAGGGCGGATCAGCCACGATCGTCCGGTAGCGCGTCATGGCTCGTCGTCAAAAGCGGGTCTGACCGCGCAGCGTTCATGCCGAGCCGCAATCACGGCCGCCAACCGTTCCCACGCCACCCAATGTTCTGCCGGTTCCATCTCGCGCTCCGATTCCTCTTGTGCGAGCACGTAATCCGCCCACACACAACTAGCCGTGTGATCGTTCGGATCGCCGCCGTTGCGCTCCTCAGAGCAGGTGCATTCAGGTGGCCTCACAGCCCGCTCACCGCCTCCGCGTACATCCAACGGTGCTCTTCGCCGAGCCTGACGTTCCGTTCCCGGCCGACCTGCCCGTCCAGGTGCGTGAACTTGTAGCCGTGAACAGTGTTGACGTTGAGCCCCGCCACGAACCGGGCGCGGTACGCCAGATAGTCGTCAGCGTGGTAGTGGATCGGGAGGCTCGGGCCGACCCGCCCCCACGCCTCGCGGGTCATGAACGGGATCGGCGAGTTGTAGACCGGGATCCCGTCATGCGTCGGCTCCAGGTACAGGCCCTGTCCGAGCGTGCCGCAGCACAGCGTCGACCCGTCCGCCCGGACGATCCAGGGTGCCGGGTAGACCCCGGCGTCCGCCGCGGAAGTCGCAATTTGCGCCCAATTGTCGTGCGGGATCAGATCGTCCCCGGCGAGTAGCAGGTAGTCGCCCTGCGCCTGCTCCGCCCCTGCGTTCCAGGCGACACCGCACATGTCGTGGTTGCGGACGACGATCCGCTCAACGTCGTCGCCGTACGCAGCGAGGGTCTGTTCCAGGAGT